CGTCCTTCTTCGCCGACAGCTTCCGCCACCAGCAGGGCGACACGCACGCCACCACCAGGCTCCAGCGGCACGCCCAGGAGTCGGCGGTGGAGGGCGAGGGCCTGACGGAGCGCGCGCTCACCACGGGCGGCTTCCAGGGCCTGGTCGTCCCCCAGTACCTGGTGGACATGTACGCCCTGGTGCTCCGCTCGGGTCGGCCGGTGGCCAACCTGGTCCAGGGGATGGAGCTGCCCGCCGAGGGCATGTCCCTGATCATCCCCCGGGGCACCACCGGGGCCACGGCGGCCTCCCAGGCCACTGAGAACTCCAGCGTCTCGTCCACGGACGAGGTGTGGGCGAACCTGACCGTCCCGGTGGTCACCATCGCCGGCCAGCAGGACGTCTCGCGCCAGTCCCTGGAGCGGGGCACGCCGGGTCTGGACGAGCTGGTCTACCTGGACCTGGCCGGGGCCTACCACGCCGAGTTGGACCGCCAGGTCCTGAACGGCTCGGGTGCGTCCAATCAGATGTTGGGCATCATCCAGACCGCCGGTATCAACACGTCCACCGCCTTCGGTGCGGCTCTGACTCCGGGCAACTTCAACCTGAAGGTGGCCGGCGGTATCGCCGCCATCGCCGGGGCCGGTTCCCGCGTGGTGCCGAACCTGCTGGTGGCCCACCCGCGTCGGTGGGGCTGGCTCAACGGCCAGTTCGACTCCCAGGGCCGGCCGCTGGTCGTCCCGGGCGTCGGCGGTCCCATGAACGTGCTGGCGCTGAACGCCATGCCGGGCTCCTACTCGGGCGACGGGGACCCGACCGACACGGGCACCGTGGAGGTCCCGGGCTCCCTCCAGGGCATCCCGCTGGTCACCGACGCCAACGTGCCCACCACCATCGGCACCAACTCGGAGGACGTGGTGGTGGCGGCGGACCGGCGCCACGCCATCCTCTGGGAGGACGGGGACGGTCAGCCCCGCCAGCTCCGCTTCGAGCAGACGCTGGGCAATCAGCTCACCGTCAAGCTGGTCATCTACGGCTACGCCGCATTCACGGCCGGCCGCTACCCGGTGGCCTTCACTCGGGTGGGTGGTGCCGACACGGTCGGCGGCAACGGCATGATCGCCCCCGTCTTCTAGTCGACCCAGAGCAGGCCCCGTCCCCTCACGGGGCCCGCTCCCCCGGCTCCCACATCCGTCCAGAGAGGACACACAGCAGTGGCCAAGACCGACCACTTCGTGGACCCGGGCATGTTCGTCCCGGACTCCACGAAGTCGAACTATGCCGACGCCGCCAGGCTGGCAGCCAAGGCCAACGGCACCACCGTGGCGGAGGAGTGGGCGTCCATCATCGCCCAGTTCGAAGCCAACCACGAGCGGGACGGGGCGGCCGGGTGGAATCACCTGGCGGCCTGGGCCAAGGCCACGGACCCGGAGACGGTCGGCGGCACGCCGGACCCGACCCAGGTGCGCAAGGCCCGCCAGCTCGCTTCCGCCATCCAGGACCCGGCGGAGGCGGACGAGCTGGCCGACGATGCGGAGGCGATGAAGGCCGTGGAGCACGCACACGAGACCAACGCCGCCCGAGCCGAATCCGGTCCGGGCAGCCCCGCCGGCTCCGACCCGGCCCCGGTGGCCGACGAGGGCGACAACGGCCCGGAGAAGCGGGCCTCCAAGCGGCCCACCCGCAACGCCGCCCAGTCCACGCCCCAGGAGAACCGCTAGCCCGTGCGGGCCGGTTCGGTGTCAGGTAGGACCTGGCGCTGGACCGGCCCGACCGGAAGGAAGGCCCGGACCGTGTCGATCATCGGCCTTAACGACGTCAAGGCGGAGCTGAACATCTCCCAGGTGAACACCACATGGGACGCCGAACTCCAGGTCTACACGGACGCTGTCACCGACCTGATAGAGGGCTACACCGGGCCCTGGGAGAACCGCACGGTGGCCGAGACGGTCCGGGGCGGCAAGATGATCATCCTGTCTCAGATTCCGGTGGTGTCGGTGACGTCCATCATCGACCCCCGGGGCATCCTCACCCACAACGTGGCCGACACCATGCTGAACGCTCGGGCCGGCTCCATCCGGCCGAAGTATGCCGTCCCGTTCGCTGACCCGGTGGACGTGGTCTACGTGGCCGGTCGAAACGTCACGGCCGACGCCATCCCGTCCTCCGTTCAGATCGCTGCCCGGATCGCCGTGGCCAACCTCTGGCAGACCCAGCGGGGCAACGCCGGAGCCGGGGCCCAGTCGGACACCTACGCCGATGAGCGGGAGCGGACGCCGGGCTTCGGCTTCGCCCTGCCCAACCGGGCCCTGGCCCTGCTGAAGCGCTACCGCAAGCCCACCGGGATCGGGTGATGGCGACCACCTCCCGGGCCGGCGTGGCCCAGGACGCGCTGGTGGCCTTGGCCACCGCTCAGCTTCCCGGCGTGGACGTGGTGGACGGGCCACCGCTGAACTGGGACCAGATCACCCTGGCCGTTCCCCAGGTAGGTGACGGGACCCGGTACCTGTTCGTCGGGGCCCAGCCCCAGTCCGCCACCTGGCTGACCGGCCAGCAGGACTTCAACGCCGCCGGGGCCGTCTCGCGCGATGAGCATTTCGAGATCATCTGTACGGCGTTGGGCTTCAGCGGTGACGGGATGGCGAAGACCGCCCGGGACGCCGCCCTGGCCGTCATGGCCGGTATGGAGCAAGCCATCCGCCTGGACCCGTCCCTGGGCCAGGCCGTCCTCTACTCCCGTGTGTCCACAGTGGACCGTGGGGATGTCACGCTGAACGCCAGCGGTGTCAACGTTCCGATCATCTTCCGAGTGGCCTGCCGGGCCTACCTCTCCTGAAAGGCGCACCAGTGAAGATCCGTTACGTGGGTGATGAGGACCGCCAGGTCTCTCTCCTGCCGGCCGGGGACCTGTATGCCGTCCAGCCCGACGCCGTCTTCGACGTCCCGGACGAGTGGGTGGAGTCCTACTCCTGCCAGCCGCACCTCTACCAGCCGGCGGACGGGTCGAAGTGGCCCGAGCCGGAGCCGGAGCCAGACCCGCCGGCGGACCAGCCGCCAGCAGACGACACGCCGGCCGAGCCGGAGAAGGAAGAGGACTGATCCATGGCCATCGGCTCCGGCATCGGCAGCCAGTTCGGGCTGGCGCCAGAGGTCACATACGGGACCTACGTTGCCGCCACCCGCTTCTACGAGGCGAAGAGCGCCAAGGTCGCCAAGGTCAAGAACACCAGCTCCTGGGACGGGCTGGCCGCCGGCCGTCAGGTCATGCGGAACGACGGCCGGGTGGTCACCACCAAGGCCGGCACGGTGGCGATCCCCGAGCTGGTGGTCACCACCAAGGACATGGGCCTGATCCTGAATCAAATCTTCGGCGGCACGGTGACCCCCATCGTGGACGGGGCCACCTCCAGCTTCACCCAGACCCACCCGCTGGTGGACATCTTCGGCAAGTCGGCGTCCCTCCAGTCCGGCGTGCCGCTGATCGGTGGGACCGTCATCCCCCAGACGGCGCTGGGCGCCAAGCTGGATGACGTGGAGTTCACCTGTGGAGTGGACGATCCACTCCTCACGATGAACCTGAACTGGGACGCCAAGGACGTCACGGAGGCCCAGACCCTGGCGGCGGCGTCCTACGTCACCGGTCGGTCCCCGTTCCACTTCGGCCAGATGTCCGTCCTGACCGGGACCACGGTGGCCGGCGCCACGGCGGCGGACGGCGTCCGCAAGGTGACGTGCAAGATCGACCGCAAGCTGAAGACCGACATGTTCTACGCGAACAACCTCGGGCTGAAGGAACAGCCGGTCCAGAACGACTTCGCAGAGGTCACGGGCGTCATCACGGCCGACTACAAGACGGCGGCCCACTGGGCCGACCGGTTCCGGGATGACACCGGCTTCAGCCTGGTGCTGAAGTGGGTGGGGGCCAACATCCAGTCCACCTTCTTCCAGACCTTCGAGCTGGACCTGTCGGCCGTCTTCCTGGACGGGGACACGCCGGGGATCGACGGCCCGGACGTGGTCCAGACGGACTTCCCGTACCGGGCCTACTTCGACCTGACCAACTCTCCGGTGACGTGCATCTACCGGAGCACGGACACGGTCCTGTGAGCATCCGAGTGGAGGGCGGCAACGCGCTGGGAGAGCTGGCCGCCGCCCTCCGCTCGGCCAGTCAGGGCAGCCTGGTCCAGGAGCTGGGCAAGGGCCTTCAGCAGGAGGCCGAACCACTCCCGGCTGCCATCCGGCAGGCGGCGGACAACATGCTGCCCAAGGCCGGCGGGCTGGCCGCCGACGTGGCCAACGCCCGGACCGGCGTCACGGTCACCAGCCGGTCCGCTCATGAGGTGGTGGTCCAGGTGTCCTCCGTCTCGGGCATGGACCTACCCCGCATCGACAAGGGCCGGGTCCGCCACCCAGTGTTCGGCAACCGGGAGCACTGGGAGACCCAACACGTACCGCCGGGCTACTTCACCCGGACGGTGCTGGCTCGGGCCGCCGGCTTCCGGTCGGCGGCCGAACGGGCCGTCCAGAAGATCGCAGACCGAATCAGGTAGGAGACCACCACATGTCGAAGTTCACCTACGACGGGGAGACGTTCGCTCTCCTGGACGAAGACACCATGCTCTGGGCCGAAGCCGCCACCATCGAACGGTTCACCGGCAAGACCATCCGTTCGGATGGCGACTCGGCGGAGATCACGGCCGGCTTCGTCTGGGCTTCGATCAAGCGTCAGCGGCCCGGCTTCATGAAGTTCAGTGAGTTCTTGCAGCTCCCCATGGGTGCCACCCAGCCGGTACCGGAGGAGCCTCCGGAACCGAGCTCCGACCCGGAGGACGAGGGCGAGGCCGACCCTTTGGAGCCCTCCGAGCCCGAGCCAACAGCGTCGTAGACCTGCGCTGGGAGTGGGGCTCGGCGTTCTACCAGCTCTGGGGCATCACCTGGCATGACTGGGACCGGCTCGGGCTGGACGAAGTCCTCCGTCTGAAGGCACTGGCAGAGAAGGCGGTGGAGTCCGATGGCCCGGATCAGCCTGGACGTCGTCGGGCGTGACCAGGGGGCCACCGGCCTGCTGAGCAAGCTCTCTACTGGGGCTGACAAGGCCAAGGCCGGCATGGACCGGCTCTCGGCGTCCACCGACAAGCAAGCCGCTGCTGAGCTGAAGCTCCGGTCCGCCAGCATCCGGGCCCAGCAGGCGGAGCAGTCTCTGACCCAGGAGCGGGAGAAGGCGGAGCGGGTCACCAAGTCCTCCACCGCCACCGACGCCGACAAGGCTCGGGCCGCCCTGAAGGTTCAGGCGGCGGAGGTCCGTCACCAGCAGGCTCTCCAGCGGGTGGAGCTGGCCGAGCGGCACCGGATCGCCACCACCAGGACGTCCAACGCCCTGGTGACGGAGTCCGGCAAGGTGGCCGACCGGTCCGGTGGCCGGATCACCCGGCTGGCTCAGCGCTTCGGCCTGTTCCGGGGAGCCAGCAAGGAAGTAGACGAAGTCGGCCGGTCCATGGACCGGGCGGAGGGCTCCAGCGGCCGACTCGGGCACACGTTCGGCCGGCTGAGTGTCGGCGCCTCCGGGCTCCGGACGTCCTTCGGCCTGGCCGCCACGGGCGTCGGCTCATTCATCGCCGTGGTGGGCGGCCTGGCCGTGGCCGCCGTGGGCATGGGGCTGAAGACCGCCAGCGGCATGGAGCAGGCCCAGATCGGGTTCACCACCATGCTCGGCTCGGGCGCCAAGGCCAAGGCGTTCCTGTCCCAGCTCCAGAAGTTCGCGGCGGCCACGCCCTTCGAGTTCCCCGAGCTGGTCTCCGCCAGCCAGCGTCTGCTGGCCATGGGGATCAACGCCAAGAACGTGGTCCCCTACATGACGGCCATCGGGGACGCCGTGGCCGGCCTGGGTGGCGGGCCCGAGCTGATCGACCAGGTGACCACGGCCATCGGTCAGATGTCCGCCAAGGGCAAGATTCAGTCCGACGAACTCCTCCAGCTCACCGAGGCCGGTATCCCCGCCCTGAAGATTCTGGCGTCCGCCTACGGCGTCTCCACGTCGAAGATGCAAGACATGGTCACCAAGGGCAAGGTCCTCTCGGATGACGCGCTGCCCAAGCTGATCAACGGGCTGGAGAAGGGCACCAAGTCCACCACCGCCTTCGGCGGCATGATGGAGAAGCAGTCCCACTCCATGGCCGGGCTCTGGTCCACCCTGAAAGACAACGTCAACATGGCGCTGTCCAACATGGTCACGCCGGCCATCCCGGCTATCAAGGCCGGCCTGGCCGGACTGATCGCCTGGACCGGGGCCAACGGGCCGAAGCTGGCCACCTGGGTCACGGCCGATGTGGTGCCCAAGCTCAATCAGTTCATCGGGTGGTTCCGAGCGAACAAGACCGAGATAGTGGCATGGTTCCTGTCCGCCTATGCCTCCGCCGCCAGGTTCGGGGCCGGCGTGCTCATGGTGGTCTCCGGCGTGGTCACCGGCTTCAACGGTCTGCTGACCGGCGTCCACTTCGTCCTGTCCCACGTCATGGACCAGGTGATCAAGTTCCTGGACGGCTTCAGCGGCCTGCCCGTGGTGGGCAAGAAGTTCAAAGACGCCGCCGACTCCGTCCGGCGCTACAAGAAGGCCACGGACGATTCGCTGGACTCGGCTATCAAGCAAGGCAAGGGCATAGCGTCGGCCTCCTCCAAGGCAGCCGGGGCCATGAACCGTTCGGCCGACTCGGCGGACCACCTAGCCTCTCGGATCAGGTCGGTGCCGACGAAACACTCCACCCTGGTCACCACGCCCGGGGCGGACTCCTCCGTCCGGGGCCTGAACGCTGTGCAACGGCAGGCCAACGCCGTCCCCCGCCGGGTCCAGACCACCGTGACGGTGGTCACCCGGGGCGTCCAGACGGTCCAGCGGGAGATCGACGGCATCACCGGGCACGCGGTCTCCATCCAGGTGGGCCTGGTCCGGGGCGTCGGCGTCCGGGGCTTCGCTCGGGGTACTTCGAGCGCTCCAGCCGGCCTGGCCCTGGTCGGTGAGCGTGGGCCCGAGCTGGTCCAGTTCCGTGGTGGGGAGAAGGTGATCCCCAACGCTCCGACCATGAAGCGGTTGGGTACCCGGGCCACGGTGGACCAGGAACTGCTCCAGCCGATCCAGCTTGTGGTGGATGGCAAGGTGATCCGGGAAGTTCTGCTGAAGATCAAGAGAGACCAGGGCGGCATCGCTCTGGGCCTGGCCTAGGAGGCGGAGATGGCCCGACCGGTCCATGTGCTGGAATGCGCTTTTGCGTCCGACCCGGACGCTGCGCTCACCAGCCAGACCTGGACGGACATCTCCGCCTACCTGGACGTGAAGGCCGGCGTCACCATCTCCCGGGGCCGGTCGGACGAGCACGCCACCATCCAGCCGGGCTCCATGGGCCTGACCCTGAAGAACGTGGACGGCCGGTTCACCATGGGCAACGGGTCCAGCCCGTACGCCCCTGGCGTCGTCCCGGGGAAGAAAATCCGCTACGGCCTCATGTGGCCCGGTGGTGGCAAGAACCTGGCCCCGAACGTGGAGACCGACGCCACGGCGGCGGCCGGCTGGACGGTCTCCGGGCCGACCCTGCCGGCCGTGGCGGCCAGCTCGGCCGTGGCTCCGCCGACTGGGACGCATTCCCTTCAGGTGACCTGGGGAGCCGGTAACGGCTCGGCCTCCCTGGTCATCGAAGGGCTGATCGTGGGCCGGTCCTACACGCTTCAGGCCAACATGCGGGCCCAGTCCGGCGTCCAGTTCACGCTGACGATTGCCGGTCAGACCGCCTCCACCACCGTGCTGACCACCTGGCAGGCGAAGACCATCACGTTCACGGCCACGGCGGTAAGGCACACGCTGACGGCCACGCCCAACACGGTCCCGGCGGCCGGCAACCTGTCCCTGGTCAACGGCCTCCAGATCGAAACCGGCTCGGCCACGTCCTTCCTGGCCACGCCGGGCACGTTCACCTGGCGGTTTACCGGAGACGTGAATGAGTGGCCGCTGGGCTGGGGCGGCGGCCCGGGCCTGTATGCGGAGACCAATCTGACGGCCTCCGACCGGCTGGCCAAGCTCGGGGAGCTGGGCGAGTTCCAGACCATGCTGGTGGAGTCCGGGCTCCATCTGGCCCCGGTGGCCTTCTTCCCGCTCGGGGAGGAGG